GACACGCCAGTCTGACCATGTGCAAAGCTAGGTAGCCCTGTTGACTCGTCGGCAAGCTGCCGTGCCTTGTCGAACAGCATCATGTTCTCAGACGACACATTCGGGAACTTTGTACCAAAGATAGCCTGACCCGGTGCGCCACCCTGACGACGGAATACCTTACCCGGATATAACGACAGGTCTTGTCCCGGCACCAGATTAGTTTCGTCTACCTCTACAATCAAGTTGCCTGACAGTACAGCGTTGTCTACCGCCATACGCATAAAGCCATTCATCAGCGTCTGCGTGTCGTCCATGTTCTCTGCAATGCCCACGCCAAAGAAGCTGTACGGGTTCAGTTCATACGGTGCGGCTACATACGGAATCTTAGCTGGCTTAAATGGGTTTAGAACCATGCGGATAAGTTTGCCATTACAAATCCAGATGTTGCCCTGCAGTTCATCAAAGTCTTTAAGTTCGTCAGGAATCTCGACGCCGTTTTCTTCCAGCATCTCTGTATCAACCATGCCCCAATACTCAAGCACCTCAAAGCGGTCAATGCCATGCTCTGGTGCGTAGTCGGACAGATCATCTTCCCAATACTTCTTGTTGTAATTCTCACCAAACGAAATTGCTTCGTCAATAACTTGACCACGAAAGTATGGCCGTTTTTTTAGATTGCGCAGTTGAGAGCGAGACATTTTGTGACGCTCAATTACAAACTGCGCCTCATCCATGTTGTTGGCATCTGGGTCTGGGTAAAAGTTCCAGACAGACACATGATTGACCTGCGGAATAGTTTTGAACACCGGATCATAGTTACCGTCATCACCCCAGTTAGGATATTCTTTGTCGGTGGCAAATGGTCCTTTCATAATCCCTGTGCCGAAGAGAGCCATCTCAAATGCACTACTTCGCAAGTTTTTATTGGCACCTGACTCCTCAAGCTGGTCGTGGATTTTCTTTTCCATCTTTTTAGCCGCAATCATGGCTGGGCTAAATTCAATAGCTGATGGGGTTTTACCCGGCCCCTCTTGGAGTTTTTCTTCTACTACTTCTAGTTTTTGTTCTAGTGGTCCCAGCTTTTCGCCTAGCGATTGCGCTGTCGCACCCGGTGGCAAGTCCTGACCATCGCCCGGAAAACCATAGGGACTTTGCAATTCTTCAGGCAATTGTGGATCAAAGTGTACATCTGCTACAACGCCCTCTGGTAGTTCTGTAGGTTCAATAGACAGTGGGAACTTATTGTTAGCAAACAATACGTCAACAATTTGACCATATGCTGCCAGTGTTTTTGTTTTTGTTACCTTGATAAATACGCGAGATTTTTCGGCCTCTGTAAACTGTACATCCGGCCCATACAAACCACGATAATTACGGTATGCCCGAAGCCAACGCTCTTCATCTTGATAACGATAGTCTTCTGCTTTCTGATACTTTTCCATAATGAAAGGAATAATATTAGAAACATCTACATCGTTAGCTACGGTATCTTCTGTATCTTCCAACGCAATGGCGTCGTCTTCAATCATAATTTCATCGTCTGCCATAGTTTTTCCTTAGTATCCAAAAGTAGAATCTGCAATTCTCATACCTGTCGATGGTCGGCCATGCGGGTCGTAGTCGAAAATAGAGAACCGGGGTCTGGACATAATCCCATACCGTAGCGCGTCGTAAAGGTGGTCTTCAGACTTCGTATCAACGTCTTCTGGATTTTTCTTGTCCAGAGGGATGGACGGTAACTGTGATATTGTCTCTGTGCAGCTATCAAAAAATACAAGTCTTGGTTCCTCTGTAAACTCATCTATTTGCAGTCGTCTGTGTATTTCGTTTTTGCCAGCTACGCGACTACCTTTACTGCGGTCTGACGGACGCCACCTACAACCTTTGCTGATCATTTGCTCCGCAAGAGAAGGGCCAGTATCACCACGCCTGTGCCACAAACTGCTATCCAGAACACCGTACTTAATATTGCCATCTTCGGCTTCCAAATCTAATATCATATCGGCCAAGTCTGTCGCCAACACCTTACTGACGTATAATTCTCTGTAGACGATAAGCTGCTCATCAGGTGCAACAGCAAACCAAAGAACACCAGAATAACTACCGTAACCATAGTCACATGCGCGAAACTTGACCCAGTTAGCAGGGATATGGAAAGGCTCCACAACATGCACACGCCTATCAAACTCAGTAAACGCTGCACCTTCTTTGATGTCCCAATCGCCTTCAAGAAGCTGCCTACGTTGTTGCTCTGGAAGCGAAAGGAGCATGGCTTCGTAATCTCCCGCCGTAGATAAGTACGGGTTATCAGAAAGTCTTGCTGGGATGAACCGGCGTTTGAATAGAGACTTTCCAGCCTTGCTATGTCCTGCGGGGTACTTGAGAACTTCACCTGTTTCTGTGTCCGTTGCATCAAATGCTCTGTTATACGGTGCCGGATCAATAAACATTTTCTTGACCCAGTGGTGGCCCCGTCCTCCGGGGTTTGTTGTCGCCCTCATAAAAATAGGCAAGTCTGGTGCAGTGGACCGTAGACGACTTCGCATGTAATTCCATGCATATGGTGTGGCCCATTGTGTCAGTTCGTCAAAGCCTATCCAGCTAAACGCCAGACCCTGATAACGCAAGACATCATCGTCTCTGTCGAGGTATGACATCCACAATCTCGCGCCAGATGGCGCAGTCCACTGCATCTTCCGTTCTGACCACTTGATACCCGGCCAGATTTTTGGGTACAACTCTTGCGACTTGAAGATAAGTTCTCTTAGTTCTTCAGTTGTGTGGCGAAGAAGTAGTCCACTAAATTGTGAATGACCCATATAGCGTAAAGGGTCTGCCAACATAGCGTAAGACTTACCACCACCAGCACTACCACCATAAAGAACTTCTCGTTCACTAGCGGCTAGAAACTCTGTCTGCGGCCCCGGATTAGGCTTGAACAATACATTGGCATGTTCCTCCGCTTGGCTAGAGTCGTATTCAACCTGTTGTATTTCCGGTTGCTGTTTTTGCTCCGGTTCTTGCTTCTTCAATTGCCTTCGCTTTGGCGATTGCCGTTTCCGCATATTCTGCCCACTTGCGGAGGCTTTTAGCTGTGTTCTTACGCTGTCGCTCATTTGCTAACCGTTTCCTCAATCCTACATGCGAGATATATCTGCCACTGTTTGTACTCAGCCAGTTTGCCACTTGGCGATATGAATACTGATTTGTGTACTTACGCGCTTTTTCTAGCAAGTCCAGTTCAACTGGTATAGGGTCAAGAATATCGGGGTCTTCTTCACTCTGCTTATAGCCAAAAGGCACAGTCCTTGCAATACGAGGTATCTGTACCCATTCGTTCTCTTCTTTGATGTCTGTGGGCTGGGGTAGCTTCCACTTGCCTACACTTCTAGTCATCGTCCTCTACAGGTGCTTTAGGTGGCATAAGCATAACACCGCCGCTTGCTTCTACCTGCATCTTTTCTGTTTTTACTAGACCCACACGGTCAAGCAATTCTTTTGCGGCAACCATCTTATCACGAATGCCAAGTTCCGTAGGATCAAACAATGCGCCTGTCATAGCCATCGCAGCTTTTGGTGCATTCTGTGCCATGTACATCTGCGTAGCCTCAAGAATTTCTTCCTTTAAGCCTTTTACAATCTCTGTGGTGGTTGTAGTGTCAGAGTAGCCAGCCAACTTCTTGGCAGTAACCATATTACCGCCAGCCTCATCAAACAGCACATTCAAGAACGCCTGTTGTTTTCCTGTAAGTTGTCTAGCCATTAAACTCACCATGATGCATTGCGTGTGCTAATTTAGTTGCACGTGATTTTACCTGATTTGCCCACCTGCTGTCAAGCATTTCTTTTGCCGCTACGTCAAATTGTTTTGCATGTACAGCAGCCCACATTTTTTTGAACTTACAAAGACGAGGCACACCCATATTAAATGCCATGTCCATCAGTACAAGTTGACGTACAGCGTCTAACTCATCTACGCAAGGGTGCGCACGGACAAGTTCCTCTTCGACTATCTGTACGTCATTCTGTGCGAGGTACATAGCATC